ATTGTGTGGATCACTCTTGTCCGCCTGGTTCAAATATTCAAACCGGACGTTATCAAGCACCACTTGGCCGTATGCCCCTTTGGCGATAAAGAAAGCCGGGAACACCGTCACCCCGGTTGCAGGCGCGGCCGGCGCCATCAGAGTCGGCGTTGACGACGACGCCAGCGAAGCGACACTTGGCCCGGCCCCCGTAATAACCACTGTTTGATTGCCTGCCATGCCGGTTGCATAGCCCGCATAAGCGCCGCTCGTCGGACCAGAAGTCGACAATCCGATGTTGTTGACCGTCGTGCCGCCGACCAACGAGACATACACGTTGAATGTGTAGCCCGGCAGATTGGGCAGTGCGACAGACAACGCCTGGTTTGCCGTCAATGTCACGGCCGCCGACGTTTGATAAATGATTTGCTCGACACCAGTTTGCGCAACCGAGCCCGTCACTTGCACCACGTAGTTGCCTGCGGCAAACGTACCCCCCGCCACTGCCGTTGCTGCAATTGCAGCGGCCCCGGTATAAAAGGGCACCATGTTCGACGCCGTAAAACGCGCGCCGCCGAAGGCCCCCAATTCCCAATTGTAAAAACGATTGATATCGCTATACGACCAGGCATTGGTAATCGAGGCGTTCTGCCGCAAATCTTGCGCGGCAAGCGGATGCAAAATCGCAACATAATGCGGCTCAACCTGTGGCGACTTACCCCCCTTGAGCGTACGCACGTCCACTTTCAAATCCTCATCTTCCGGACCCATGTACATCGGGCACCCCGTCGTGATCAACGAACCAACGGCTTTGTTGATTTCAAGGACGGTTAGTACATCTGCTACAACGAGCGCCGCGCGACTCGTGACCCCTGCCGCATAAAACACGTTCGAACCCGCCATCAGCGAATTCATTGTGTTGCGCTCGAACGTTTCCGCAACCTGCAACCCGCAAAGCTGAATTGCCTTTTTGAACAGCGGATGACTGATCGTCAGTTCGGCCACATCAGTGATGTACACCGAGTCGCCCCACTGTTGCGCCGTTGCCGTAACTTGCTGAATTGCCATCGACTCACCGACAGACGGTACTCCCTCTTGCAAGGGCGCCAGCGGCAACGGCAGGCGTTGATAACGCGTCGCCGTGTAGGTCGTGCCCATGTTTTTAGGCAAGTCCAGCGGATCTCCAAATTGATAGGCAACGAGCAAACGTTGAGTGAGGGGAAGCGTTTTTTCTTGGATATAGTTCGCTATATCCGAGGCAAACGCCGAACTTTTATTTTGGTTAGCCACGTTAGGCTCCTATTCACCAAGGTAAAAAATCGCTTCCCGATCGACTTACAAGCGTATGTCTTTCAGTCGGCGCTCTCTCGCTTCCGACGTATCGGCTCGGTCATTATTGCGACCAGTCGATGCGTCAGACCGTGCGTTAAGGGGTGCACCACGCGCCGCCTCAACTCGTCCTTGGGCTTGGCGGCGTTTGCCTGGAACTTCTTTGCTCCGGTTAAACGCCCGTTCGCCCAAAATAAACTTTGCTACTGCTTCGCGCGTCGGATTCATCCCTTTCGATCGCGCAACAGCCAATTCTTTTTCAATATCCGGCATCAAGGCTTTCAATGCAGGGTTGCCTGCTACCTGCTCTTGAAACACTTGCCGATCGCGCGTATCGCCGGCTTGAAAACGCGTTTGAACCAACTCGCGCTCCAAGGTCCGAATTCGCCGCTCGTCCGGGTCTAACTCTTCTTCTTCCCGTTGCAACCGGGCCTGTTCTGCCGCCTCGCGCCCCTGCCGCAACGCATTGATTTCTGCTTCCAGCCGATCACTACGCTCGCGTTCGATGCGTACGGCTTCTTTTGCTTCCCGCCGTTCATTAGCCAAGCGCTGCACGCGGTTATCCGTGCGCCGTTCAGGTTCCTCTTCCGCACCCAGCAACGATTCAAGCGGATCGGTAGATTCTTGCGCCGCGTCGATTTCCTCGATTTCCTCCGGGGTCAATGCTTCGTTTTCGGCACTGCCTTCCGGGTCGTACTCTTCTTCAAGTTCACCGCTTGGCGTGTTCAACGCATCATTCAACTCTTCTGGTGTAGCCATGGTTTGTTGCTCCTAGTGATTTAACGATCACCACCCGAACGGCACGTAACGCGTGCCAGTCGACTGATTCTTTACCCTCGCATGCCTGCCGAGGCGTCCTGCATTTGATCTTGATGCACCGCCCCTGGCGGTTGCTGCCCACCGCGTGGCGGTTGTGCCTGCGCTCCGGGTTTCGGTTGGCCGGCGATACCTGGATTTCCCGGCGCACCGACGTTACCTTTCTGCATATCCTTTTGCATCGCCGCAATGTGCGCCATTATATGGCGGCGAAATGCGCCCGTAACGTCTTTCGTGGCGTGTGCTGCAGCTTCGTGGGATTGCAAATGCTGTTGCATGTCGTCCATAGGAGAAGTCGGTACTTCAAACCCATTGGCAAGCATTTGATTTTCAATATCCGGGTCAACGGTCATCTGATGGCGTGCATCGATCAAAATTTGTCCCGCCATGGTCGGCCCAAAGGCCAACTCTGCAATTTGATCAATCGCCGGCCCGAGATCGAGTTTGCGCCCGTTTAACACATCAGGCGTGAAACCCCGGAAGACGTTAATCATCGAGATTAATTGCTGCAACCGTTGAGGGCCATTCAACGCATCAGTTCCGGTCCAGTGCAAGTAATAGCGTTCGTTCCACTGCTGTACCGGAATACGTTCCATCTTGGCGCGCTGACCGTGCTCTCCAAATTGAACGACCAACAAATCGTCCTCACGAAATTGCATGTCCAGCTCGTAAAACCATTCAAGCAGTTCGTCGCACATGCCGACTTCAAAACGCTTGACCACATCGTTAATCGTTGCCAAGCCCTCTTGCGATTGCTGGGCTACTGCCTGTGCATTCTTGCGCCCTGGCGGGGCTTTGCCGAGCATGGTTTCATTAACTTCCATGCTTTCCATAATCTGCGACTTCAAATCGCCTTTGAGCGTCAAGGCGTGCTGATAGAGCGCCGGAAAATTAACCAGCTTCGTATCGTCCGGACTGGTTTCCCAAATTGCGGCCTTACCCATAATCATGCTGGCGACATTCGGATTTTTAAGGGGGTTCGTCATGACGATCGGCAGCAACGCAAAGAGCGCCGAGTCCAACCCCATATTTACCACGTCGTTCAATTGATAGGCGAGGTCCGCTACGTGCTTGACTTTGGGCGTTCCCCAAAATGAGCCGGCGATTTCTTCGGCAGCATGCGAAATGATGTTGATCTTTTGTGACCAATACGGATTTTTCACCACGCCGAGCACCACGCCTTTACTCGACAGAAAAACAATCGAAGGTACCTTTTTGTCGCCGTCGATTTTCAGCTTGGTGTAGACCATATAGACCAATTGAAAGGCGGTCTTACCCTTGATCTTGACCCCTGCGTCATCAGACCGCTCTTTCGCTGCCCACTTGTCCCCGGCGTCAAGGCTTTTCCCTGCAATCAATTCATCAGTCAGCTCTTTATCCAGCCAGCCGGCGTCAGCTTTCGCTTCAAGCATGTCCACTGTCCAACGCAACTTGACTGCAACCAGCTCCGCCGACTGAATGTCGTCAACCGTGGGTGGAAAAACATAAAGGTCTTGTGCAGGAATAATCGTGATTTGCGGGCCTTCCGTCGTTACCGTTTCCGTGGAAATATCTTCCCACTCGAAGTCAACCCCCGGGATACTGTCCTTGATTTTTCGGGTCACCGTGCGCTCACTGCGCGTCCAATCGACCATCAACGACCATTGGCCTTCCAGATCGCCATTGACAAAAACAGGGGGTAGCTTGGTCCGCAGGTTGCTCGACCGAATATGGTGTTGCAGAAGTGCTATGGTGTCGGTCGGCGTGTCACCCGACTCGGTGATAACTTCCAGGTTCTTGCCGGTCGTGGGAAATAGCATCGCAGCAAACCGCTTGCGGCGCGCGTCGACGGCATCCTTGACAATGGGAACAAATGTTTGCGAATCGCCGTCATAGATTTGATTGTCCGTGAGGTTGCAATTATAAATGTCCCAATAATCTTGAATGCCGTCAATCTGATCTTCCTTGCCTTCCTTAAAACCTTCCTCAACTTTAGAAAAAAGCGCCTTCGCCCGCGTCTCGACCGCCGACTTACCGACATAGTTTTTAATCTGCGGTTTTGCCATATCAACGCCGACTTTTCGGCCGGTTCCCCATTTTGACCGCTTCTAATTTTTTCATTTCGCGATCGATTTCGCGCTTCGCTGCCGCGAGTCTCGCCCGATCTGCTTCAATTTCCTTGGCTCTTTTCAACGTTTCCATGTCGGACTGGGCACGCCAATCGGATTCACTTTTTACGCGGCTAATCATGGGGCTTTCCTCGATACTTTTTAGGGGGCAAAGAGGTTAAATACCGGGCACCGCCAGGAGTATAAGCGAAATTGCCTTCGGCATTAGTATACGTTATCTGCGCGTGACCTAAACTCAGGTAACGCAACGTATCCAACAAGTGGTCGTTGACTTTTACCACTTGGCCCTTCTTATCGCGATGATAAAGGGGCCATTCCTTCGCCAAGTTCACGCAATTCCGAAAAATCTTGAGTCGGCCCTCGATTGCCCGTTGATAGACTTCAAAAATACCCGACTCCACGGCGTTGTTAGCGATTGCCAGGCGCAACCCCTCGTCCTGATACTGCTTCAGCAGCTGCTGGCCGTCTGACTGGCTCCTGCCGCGTGCCGCAGGGTCAATTTGACCCAACAGTTTTGGTCCGCGCCGCTTGATTGCGCTCGCATGAATCACCGGGCTCTGCTCGCCTTGATAGTGCTCGTCGTACACGTACATCGTATCGCTCTCGCGGTCGATTGCTGCCCAAAGTGCTGCGGTACGATTCCATCCGACGTCCAAACCATACCCGCGCGGCCAGAAGTTTGGCAACGGAACCGGGTCGATCAGTAAGGATTCGATATCAATTGGATAAATGGCACCCACCCCGATCGACGGAATACCGCGCGAACGTGCGTTACGCAAGTGGACGGGAGTAAGCCGATACAATTCATCTTTGGCTTGCTGCGACAAATGGGGCACGTCTTCCCACGTCGCCGTGCAGTACCATTTGATGTCTTGATTTTCATTATTCAGGAAGCCTTGCGTTACTTCCGTCATGCCTTTGATTGGGGTAAAAGTATAGGCCAGCACCCCGTCGTTCGTCATGGTCCGCATGACTGCTTCGCCCGCAACATCTTCGGGGGGCTCCTCGTCCAACCCAATAAAATCAACTTCCGTTCCCTGCCAGGCTTCGCGCCCCTGGTCGTATGTCTTTAGCGATATCCAGGAAACGCCACCCCCCTTGTGAGCAACCTTGATCGTCTCAACACAATCGGGTACGCCGCGCCGGTTGGTTGTTCCGGCAATGTATTTGCCGCGAATCAAGCCGGTCCCGAACTCCCCGACTTTACCCAATAGCTTCAATTGCAAAATATCGCGCACAGTCGTTGCTGTATCGCCGCCGAGCCATACAATGGTCGGTCGATTAAAGCGCTTGCCTACCCACCAGTCGGGGTATTCGCCGGTCGCGTGCAACACCGCCTCGTAAAGCAACACACCTTCGGTTTTGCCGACGCGGTTTGCCGCCATCATGAGCCGCTCGCGCTTACTTTTCCCCTTGGCAAAAAACTCCATGTGCACCGGGTACAACGCGCGGTTCTGTGGCGTAGGGTAAAACTGATCTATATGGTTTTGCGTCGTGCGCCGCTTGATTTCTTGCGCGATCGTCAACGCTTCTTCAAGCTGTTCGGCGCTTAACTTGGCGGGAATAGATGGAAAAACCCCCAGCTTGGAGATCTCGGCCGGGGGTGTGTTACTTTGCAACAGCTCGTCGATTAAATCAGCCATCAGACATCCACGAAAGCGGACAAAACCAATAACAAGTCGTCCGGATCGATCTTGTTGCACGGCTCGCTCAGTGTTCGTAGCCAACCGGCCGCTTGCAGCGCAGCAACCATCAGCATCGAGCAAAACCAGCTTTCCGCTTGCGACCAATCGGCATTAAGAAAAAATGCGGCGATGGCAATTTCATCGTAAGGCTTGCCTATCTGTTTCAGGATAAACGAATAAAACGCATCACTTTGTGCATCCGAAAGAGGTATCGACACTTGCAACGTCGGTTCCCCTGCCACGTAGCTAGCAGGGCGGGCTTGAACCCCTGCCTTGATACCTGAAATCACGTCGTTGCGGGCACCGATCAACCGGCCGTCAGGCCACACCACGTCGACGTGACTATAGCGACCGTGCCCGTACCATTGAATCAGCTCGGCGCCGAGCCCCGTGCCCGCGACAAACTGCAAAATGACGGCCGCCATGTCAGGAATTTTGAATCTGTGCGGCCAGGCTGGCCCCAACTCCCGCTGCCGTAACAGGTGCTGCCGACAACTTGGTGCCGATCGCCGTAACGGCCGCATTGGCAACTTGAACCAACGCCGCGATGTCCTCGTTTTTAACCGACACAAGATTGGCGGCCAGATTGCTGATCAGGCTGTTATTCACCAAGGTGAGCGCGATCGGATCGGAACCGGCGGCCCCAAATTGGGATAGCGCATTGGCGATGATCGGCAGGGAAGTAACGACGAGCGGTTGCAACAGCAATTGCGCCAATTGTTTGAAGATATCGGCGGGGGCTTGCACGGGTGCGACGACAGGTGTGGACATGACTTTTCCTTGAGTTGATTTGAGAAAAATTTTACTGAGGTCGACGTGAATCATTAGACGATCGTACCGCGAATCGTGGGCAAATCCTCAAACGCCGCTTCCATTTTCTTGACCGAAGCGGTAATGCCTTGCGTAGCTTGACTGGCCGGAATCAAATGCAGCCACGCCTTGATTTCACCAAGTGGGCCAACCAGTTCGGGAATGATCAAAGCGGCCACGCTGATTTCATCAGGTTCCGGTTCCGGGTCGGGCTGTTGAACCGATGCGGCCGGGTCGGGAATCGGCTCAACCGAATTATCCATCGCGGTTCCCGGGGCTGTATCCAGACCAACGCCGGCATCCCAGTTCGGTTCACCGAGCAACGAATCCAAGGTGTCGCTGGGCGCCGTTGCAACTTGCGGTGCGAGCGGTACCACTACCGATGCGGCCGGGTCGGCTGTCAGGTCCGTATTCACCACGGCCGGTTCGCTCGTGGGCGATTGGACCGGCACGCCATTCTCGTCAACGATTGGCGAAAGTTGTCCGGTTTGATCTGCCGTTTGATTAACGTCGCTCATTTTGTGCTCCCATGTAGATTAATTAATATGACCCCAGGTCTTACCTGTCTTGATATTGTGAATCGAGACATTGGATACCCCGAATAATAAAGCAAGTTGCCGATTGGCTAGTTTGCTCGAGCGAATCTGCCTGACATCATACTCGGTCAGCCCACTTTGCCCGTTCGCTGCGCGCCGCCGCGTGCCAGTCTTTACCTTCTGTTCAAAATGCGCTTTGCGACTGCGCCACGACAGATTGCTGCGCCGCATGTTGGCAAAGTCCCCATCAGCAAATACCACTTCTTCTCCCGGCAGGCCCGGCCCGAGAAAGGCACGAGCAACCATCATGTGAACCAGTGCGCGCGACGAGGCCCCCGCTCGGCTGAGTGTGACTTGATAATGCCCGGACGGATTCTTTTGCGGCGTGAGATATGCCTTGTGTCGCCGCGTGCCGAGTAGTTGCTCGGTCGGCGTTACGCGGACGAGACTTTGAACCCGGCCTTCATCGGAAACCTGATATAGCCCTTCAAAGCCCGCAACATCATTCCAGAGTTCCATAGGGAAAATCCGATAGGTAGGAAAGTTGGTCAATCGATTAAGCTACATTAACCTACATCATACACTATAGGAAAAAAACCCGATTAGTTTTCGCGACGGATTTTTGGCGTGACGATTGGGTAGGGGTTTTTTCCCCCGTCCGGCTCCCCGAGTTGGGCTGGGCTCGCTTACAATCAGCTTGCAAGACGAATTAAGTAAGTGCCTACTCTCCGATCAAACACGAGGGGTTACCCTACCCCTGCTAAGCTAGGTCGTCACCTAGTTAATCTATATAGACGAGCAGAACAGTGCTTCGATTCGACGCTGTGCCTTGTGCCGCAAGGCTTTGCGAGAGCTTATCAACTACCTGCCTAGCTTTACATAATATGAATTATCAACGGTAAAGCAAATCATACAGCGCCGGCTTAGGCGGTACGTCGATCACGTCGGCGTCGACCGCTTCCGCCTTCCGACCGGACAACACCAGCGCGAGCCGCGCCTCTAGCTGGGCTGTTGATTGATCTTCCAAGTCGTCTGTAACGTGCAACGCCATGCTCTGTAGATCGGGCAGACACTTAGCTAACAGGATGGCCGCTGCACGGATTTGATTAGCATTCAGAACGACTGGGAAGCCCATTTCATCGGACTCTTCGAGCATAAAGTGTTTCAAACGCTTGATGATCCGCAGGGGTTCAGCCGTCTGCCGAAGGGTCGAAATTTGACGATTATTAAATCGCGTTGTTTTTTCGGGTAATTCCAAATTTCGCCCCGATACAGGGATCAGCCCGCCCAGCTTCGCCGTCATACCCATACGCCACCCCTAAAAAATATTCCTGCAAATGAACGAAAGTGCTTGTATGAAGGATTTGATCCTCTATAATAGATCCTATACCAACCGCACCTTACACCCATCTAGATTAAAGGAAAAATACCATGTCTAAATTTGCCGTCATCATCGCCGACCTGAACAGCAGCGCTCTCGGTGAAATCGTCAGCACACATCGCACCGAAGCTGCGGCCATCGAAGCTATGCCTGCCGTGCCGGGCGCCTATGTGGCCTACCGCAAGCCGAATGGCGAGTGGGAGCGCCGCCTGGAAGCGCGCGACCGTCACGACAAATCAATTTAATTTCACTCACTCACTCACTCACTCACTCCAAAAGGAAAAATCATGTACCTGATCATCGATGTCAAAACCAACCGCCCCGTAGGCAAGCCGTACCAATCGATACGCCGCGCGTATGCCCGTGCCGATAAGCTTGATTTGATCTACGGTGCGGTTCGCTACATCGTCAAATCAATTTAATTTCACTCACTCACTCACTCCAAAAGGAAAAATCATGTCACACGAACTCACAATCACGAACGGCGTTGCGGAAATGGCTTATGCAGGCGAAACCCCCTGGCACGGATTGGGCCAAACCGTCGCGCGGGGCTCGTCCATCGAAACCTGGGCGCAAGCCGCGCACATGGAATGGTCGATTCAAGAAGCGCCCGTCCAGTACACCGCCGCCTATCGCGGCCTGAAGGTAATGCCGAAAGTGTTAGACAAAAAAGTGCTCTTTCGTAGCGATTCGCTCGCACCGCTCGGCGTCGTCGGCGACAAATTCAAAGTCGTCCAACCGAATCAAGTGTTGGAATTTTTCCGCGACTTGACCGAAAAAGAGGGCTTCGCTATTGAAACTGTCGGCACGCTGTTTGGTGGCCGCCGCTTTTGGGCTTTGGCTCACATTGGTGAATCTTGCGACATCGTGCCGGGCGACAAAATAGGTGGCTATCTGCTGTTGTGCACTGGCGCGGACGGCACGCTTGCCACCACGGCGAAATTCACGACTGTCCGTGTCGTCTGCAACAATACCCTGTCAATGTCACTCGACAACGAAGCCGGCCATCAATTCAAAACCTCGCATCGGTCTGTTTTCGACCCGACCAAAACGAAAATTGACATGGGCCTAGCTGTTGCACAATTCGGCCAATTCGAAGCCAACATGAAACGCCTGTCTGACAAAACCGTATCGATGGCTCGTGCCGAGCGCCTCGCTTTCGACTTGCTCAAACCCGCTGGCTTGGACATCACGCAACCCGCTGCAATCGAAACCGTATCGAACTCGCGCGCATTCAAATCGATTCTTGCCTTGTTCGACGGCGCGGGCAAAGGCGCGACGCTCGCCGGTGTGGCCGGAACCGCATGGGGTTTTGTCAATGCTGTCACCGAATACGTCGACCATACGGCGCGCGCCACGTCGACCGACAATCGGCTGAACGCCGCGTGGTTTGGTGCCGGCGATGACTTAAAATCCAAAGCCGTCAATCTGGCCTTGACCTTTTAAACCGGAATGCCCCTTCGGGGGCTATTGGAGATAAACATGACTTGGCAAATCGGCATCCTTATTTTGCTCGTCGCGCTGTACATCTATCGAGACTGATCATGAAAATTTTCATGCCGTTGTCTTTTATTTTTCTCGTGGCCGGCGCGTGCTATGCCCTGTACGCATGCTGGGCAATCGGTTCGGGTCATTGGTGACGCAAGGGCAAGGTGTGACTTGCCGACGCACGATAGCAAAAAGGCCCGCCAATCCGTCAGGGATCAAGCGGGCCTTTCCACACTTACCGCAATACAGCTCAAACGAGCGCATTATTTATGCTTGCGCCCTTGCAACGATCCCAGTGCGTTACCTCCGGACTTTGTGCCCATGCTGAGCTCCATGACGCGCGATTGATTGCGCCCCACGTCAACCGGGTTGGACTTGAGCGAATACACCGACGGGGTGAATTGCTCCGCGCCGCCCGCTCGACTCGACAGATTACCGCCTTTGCCGACCACCAGATGATTCTTGCTCATTCGTGACTCCCTAGGAAATTTATTGCTCGCGAAACAACATTGTACCGTACCGCTCAAACCGCCTGCTCCACCCGTACCGCTCAAACCGCCTGCTCCACCCGTACCGCTCAAACCGCCTGCTCCACCCGTACCGCTCAAACCGCCTGCTCCACCCGTACCGCTAAAACCGCCTACACCACCCGTACCGCTCAAACCGCCTGATCAAACGCCAGCTTACTTTTCTTTTTGAACGGAACCCCTTTCTTTCCCTTTGCTGCGGGGTCAATTGAATCGACACCGCGAGGTTGTCCCTTGACCGACTGTTCGCGATCAGGCTTGACATTTGCCCCGCTGCCCTTCGCTTTAACCGGCTTGCCTTTACCACCTGTTGCTCCGCTTTTCTTTTTCATCGCTGCTCCCTGGAATGGTAATAATCAATTGATAACCGACTTGATAGACTAGAGGAAAAACTACTACACTATAGCATTTACCCCTCACTACGGATAACCCTCATGACTTCCCGCACCCGCATGGCCCTTGCCTACATGAAAACGACTGGTTGCTCGACTTACGCTGCCGCGAGGCAATTCAAGCTGGCTCCCTCAACACTGTACGAGGCCGTACAAAAACCAACTTGCCCCAATTGCGGCGCCTTCCTGACACGAAAACCTGTCCGCGCCGATCCGACACTTTACGATGGCCCGGACGATCCGAAACACAAAATTGATAAATTACTCCGCGAGTAGTTGATCCAACAGCGTCAAATGAGGGGCGGGGCTCGAATTCCGCCCCTCAGACGGCTTCGCGGAGGTTGGCAAGGCCCAATACCACGTCAAGGCCGCTTGCGCCGCTGCCAGCCCGTTACAAACCTTCACAAAATATCCCTCCCGCGTCAATCGCACATGCCAATCGGCTTGTTCCTTCGATACGCGCCCCCCTTGCATTTTTTTCAATTCAATAAACGCGCCGTGATAGGGGCCGCACGGCCGCACAAACCCGATATCAGGAAATCCTGCTCGCACGCCCTCCGCTTTTAATCGGATGGCTTCAGTCATCCTTCGAAAACCGCCGTTCGGCACTGCAAACAAAAAATCTGCCTGTTCCGGGTAAAAAGTCCGACACCACGCAACCAATTTAATCTGATCATCGGATTCTTCGTGTGCTGCCCGTTTTCGAATTGCCATTTTTTTAGCCAATGTCTGCTCCTACGCAAGCGGGTCTGGTTCAGGGTCTAGTTGGGGTTTTTTCGTTCAGGCTCAGATAGAGAATATGTTTATAAAAGTATCATCGTGCTTTTTTATAAAATACTTCTTTCTGTTCACTATGTACAACCCTCTTTAACTAGACCCTACCAGACCCAAATATAAGAAGTCATATTCTATAAGGGTTTCAGCGGGTCTGGTTTGGGTCTAGTTCAGGGTCTAGTTGCCTTTTTACCCTGTTTTACGCACTTTCCTGTGTGTTTTTCGTTTCGTTGCTAACTTACATTGCAACGTTTAACCCATATGATTACCTATTTTCCGTCATCTCCGAAGTCGTCGTACACAAGATCTAGATCGCCTATTAATTTCGCTGCTGTCAGGTTAGGAATCATTTTTTCCAACCCTGCCGCATCCTTAGTCCAAAATTTATGCTTGCGCCGATTGATTTTTACGCGGTCGTCCACCGTATCCAATTGCACCGGGTTCCAGCCGGCTCTAAGCAAGACTGTTACCAATTTTTTGCCTTGTGGTCGTTCCGGTCCCGTTGAGTCGAAATTCCAGTGCGATAATAACCATGTTGTCGACATCAAGATTTCATTTTTTCCCAACAGGCCACCCCCTTGTTCCACCAAAATATCTTCAATATGGCTGGAATAATCATCGCGCGACAAAACGGCCATCTTGGCTTTGTCGCCGCCTTCTGGCGCTCTATCCCGGGGGCGAAAGCCTGACGACAGTGTTCGTTCCATAAAAAACTTGCGGAACGCCCCGGCGTGCTCGTCGACGGCTTGGTACAACCGTGCGAAGAAGTCCGCATGATCTAGTTTCCAGGCGGCCAGCTCCGCACCACTCGACCAGCGGGAATAAATCACGTAGTAGCGGGTATCCGACGTTTCTAGCGGCAGGGCATCGCGAAAATTGGTGAACATCACATAATTCATCACATTGGGGACTTGGTACTCTTCCATGCGCATGCGACGCACGGGAATTGTCTTGTTGGTCAAATAGGGTTTGATCTTGTTTAATGTTTCGTAGCCACTATGCCCGTGCAATTTCACTTCTTCGATGAAGCCAAGGTGCCCGGAATCCGCCCAGCCGGTAAATTGCCCTTTCAACGCCTCACCGGAAATCATCCGCACGTTCGCCGCACCCAGCATCGCCGCACACAATTGGGCAAAAAAGGTTTTGCCGTCGCCTTCCTGCCCTTGGAGCAAAATCACCCAATTGATCTTTTTGCCTGGCTGCTGAATGCTGTACGTTAGATAGTCCAGGAACACCCGCTGATCGGCGGCGTTGGGGATCAACGTGCCAATGTGCTCGCCAAGCAGTGCGAGGGCGGCGCGGTCCGCTGCGGAGTATTGCGCCGGCATGGTTGCACCGAGGTCCGGGCGATAGCGGTTGACGTATTGAAGCCCGTCCAGATGAAACAGATCAGGAGCGCCGGGCAGATAGCGGGCGCCGTGAACGCAAGTGATTTTTGCCTGTTCCAGTGCGACTCGCGCGGCAGAAACAAAAATCATATCATCGGCTTCGTCGACCAATAACCGGTTAAACGCCGCGTCGAATGCTTGGCGGCTATACGTCACCTTGGTGGCGCAATCGAAAAACTTGTCTTCTTCCGTTAAATAGACGAACGGGGCGCACCACGGATAAACGATTTCGCCATCCAGCTCGGTGACTGCGCGCGGCGCAATTTTTAACACCTTGCGGATCGTATCGACGGCGACCGGTGAGCCGAGAATTGCCCGTGCTCGTTTTTTCAACAGGTCAACAATTCTGTCGTACAACAAGGGAAAATCATTCACGAACGCGGTACAAGCGCGCAGCACGGCACCACCTAGCAATTCGGCATAACTTACACAATCGTCGATTATTTTTTCGATATGCTGCAGCGCGGCGTCGGATTCTTGCAACCGGGCTTCTTCGGCCCACTTGAACACCGACCCGATCGTAACCACATTGGCTTTGACATCGGAGGCAAAACCCTGCCACCGGTAAAGCGTATCGTCGGCACCAGGGTACTCGCCGCCGTTGGTTTGTGACCAGTTATCCCATATTTGATAGCCTTCGTCAGCGCCGCTAAATTGATGGTGGAGTGCCATGCCAACAGCCAGCCAGCGAGAACGGTCTTCGCTGCTTAACCCCGCAAGTGCAGTCGTGATGTCAGGCGCGTTATTTGCCTTCGGTACGCTGTGCTCCAACAGATAGCGCGCCGCAGGGTCGGCACCATTGCTAAGCGCGGTGTTTTCGCCAGATTGAGAAAACCAGCGACCGGCTTTAATTTCGAATTGTGCAAGCGTATCGAAAAACTCGACGATACGACGCGCCGAGTTTTCGGTGATTGTAGGGAGCGAGTTCGCCGCAAGGCTTTCAGGAGAAAACCCGGGCCACGTGTACGGTTTAAGCGTTGTCGGATGGGTATGAAAAGCCGCAAATTGCTGGCCGGCACCGAGGATTTCAAGCTGAGCTGTCTCCCCAAGGATTGTCTCATATTTTTTACTCGATATTTTAGTAAAAGGGGTATCGGTCCGGGTTAGCAACAACAATCGCGGCGCACGTCCAATACGATAAGGTAAATCAACACCTAGAATTTTTTTGATACCTTGATACACATTTCGAACAAATTCTGCATCAGGAACATCAATATCGATTGCGGGCGTGTGTTCGGTGAGGATACCGATACCTGCCGTTGCAAGATTCGGTTGTTTGAGCCAGGTTCTTAAAAGGGGACGATCCGCTTTGATCTTAGTCCAGTCATACAGCGAGGGGCGTTTTTCGCCGGGTTTGATCGGGACAATGTAATAACCGTTATCGATCAGTGTTTGACCGAATTCGTGCAGGTATGGCATGGATACCCCGGAGGGAAGTAAATTATTTATTTTGGGTCGTATCCCAAATCTTGATGTCGGGTCGAATTTGCTCCTTGGTCAATGGACAACCCTCGAATTGTGCAACCGTTTCGGCAGCACCCTTGGATAACTTCCCGATAGATAGCCAGCGCGTACCGGTTGACGGCACGACGCCAGCTATCTTACACAAGCCGCCAATCGACCCGGCCCAATCGACCAAAGTCAACAGAGCATCGTGAGATTGCCGGCGGTATTGCTTGTGATAACGGGTCATGGTCGCTCAAATGAGGGAAGGAAAAAATAAAAGTGCGCAGGGCAATTTGTTGCAGCATGATTTTTTTTTGCCACAAGGTCATGCTTCGTCTCGGGGGTACAAATCGTACGGCGGTATTGTGCCGCCTTTTGACAATTCTCGTCCCAACTCACGATTGGTAAGCCAACACGGCAAATCGAGCGAATTTAAAAAATCCACGTAGGCCGTCACTTGGCGGGACGTACGGCACATCGGCGGTTCTGTTTGCACGATTGGTGCTCGATAGATGTGCGGCACGCTGGCTTTCGCGAGATTTAGCCGCCGTGCGTTGCGCCGTTGCAAGGCATCCATGGCAGGGGCATGAATCACTTCGCGCAGGGCAGGAAAGAATTTCAGATCAACGTGCATGTGAGCGACTCCAAGGTGAGGGTACGGGGCCAATTATAAGCTGAAAAAAAACTGAAATAAAGTTGAAGTCGTTTATTTTTTCCGCTATGCTGAGCATCAACTTACCGGAGATAACATGACGGACAAAACCTGGATCGTTGACGAAAACGGCAATCGATGCTCAGTCGAAAACTTTGGGTCCGAAGAAAAAGCGCGTACCGCGTTGGCATCTCTTAAAGAATGCTCGAACTGTTCGGACTGCTCGAACTGTTCGGACTGCTCGGGCTGCTCGAACTGCTGGTCTTGTTGGTACTGCTCGGGCTGCGTGAACTGCTTAAGCTGCTCGGGCTGCGTGAACTGCTCGTACTGCTCGTACTGTTTGAAATGCTCGTACTGTTCGGAATGCACGGACGGGTCGCACCGTTTGTCCTGGTCGCCGACAAAAGCCGGTAAAACCGCGCTAACCATTCCCGTAATACTAGACATCCACAAGCGCATCTACGAACGCGTGTCGCAACCTGGTGCGCTGAATATGCGCACCTGGCACACGTGCGATACAACCCATTGCCATGCTGGCTGGGTCGTGCATGAAGCCGGCGCTGCTGGCTACGCGCTTGAAAAATTCCACGATACGGCACTCGCAGCAATGCTGATCTATCGCGAGAGCGGCTATCCAATCAATCCTTCGCGTTTCTTTGACCCGGTCGATCTCGCCTTAGCGGATATGAAGCGCCTAGCGGAAGGCGAGGCCCAATCATGAACCGCAAACCGGTCGTGGGATCGATTGTCAACGTGTATTTATCGCAACAAGATGCACAACAGTTTCGCATAAGCCCCGGGGTTGCTGGCGCTGGGGTCGTTACAAAAGTTGACGACAAGACGTACTGTATTAGCGTTGCGATTATTCATTTCGGCACTTCAATCGTCCATCTATACGACGTGGCCTTTTATCCCAGCTCGGGGCCAATCCCGACCGCCACGACGTATGCAACCTGGCCACCGAGTGAGACACGCGAGGACGAGCCCGCTAACAAAAAAAGTGAAATCGAATGGCGAGCCACCCTACGCGCAGCGATATACCACTCCCGCACAATCCATTCTGCTTCGCTCCACAATAAACAGCATACCTCTTCTGTGGCTACTTCAAATAGCAAATGCAATCATGTATGGGCGGAACATCGAATAGGTGAGGAAATCATCGGCGCAGGTAGTATAGCTTTCTGCACAAAATGCGGCCAAATCGGAGATGGCCACAATCTTTCTCACGAACCAGATACCACGACGCTTACATACGCACAGAATCTCGCAAAGAGCCTGTGGCAACGGCATTACGCCGAAAGCGCGCCACAGTGGAAACCGCTCGACGATGTTCTAGGTGTACTGACGCAGATCGACAATATGGTTTGCGGGCTTGCTAAGCCAGCCACCGCAGCGCATGCAAGGGTGATGACGGCTGACGAAGTATTCGGCATTGTTGCGGGTGTGCTGGAAGATCCGCTGATCGTGGAGGATTTGCGCGAAGGTTCTCCGATCCTTGTC